GACGCTGAATGTCCACGCTGAGTCAAAGGGAGAAAGCATAAGCCAAAATGCAAATTGGCTTGTAACAGGAAAAGCCCCAAAGGTGCCTGCTGCCGTTAGTCGTGCGAGATACCAACAGCGGAAGCAAAAGCTACAACAGCAACAACAGCAGAATACCCAAACCCAGGCAAAGCCAAAAGTCAACTACGACTCTAAAGGCTTTGCAGACCACGACGATGCTGACTACCATCAGCTTTACAATCGCAAGCAATATTTCCAGCAACAGAATCTGTCGCCTGCAGCACAAAAAGCGTGTGCTCAGTACGCAGATCCGAATACAGAGCCAGGGTCTCTGTATAATTTTGCACAGAATATGAACTTTGCAATGGTGACCGGGCAGAAACTAGCCCCGAAATATCAGCAGGCGAAAGATGCAATCATAAACGATATGCATAACGTCGGATACAACATAAAGGCCACCAGATACGACCATGCAGGAATGCTGGACACAATTTGTCAATCCGCAGGGCTCGGAAGTGATTATACAAAGGTTTCGGCAAGCGGACTGCAATCCCTTGTAGGAAAAAAGGTCGGGGAAAACAAAATCATTTCGGTCACGACGAACGATTTTAAAAACTCGAGCAATAAGAGCTTTTTTCAGGATCGAGCCGTGAAAATAAGCTACGACATACCGGCAAAGACCAAAGGGCTGATGGCTCCGTTTCACAACGGTGACGACCAGGGAGAAATGCTCCTGGCACCCACGAGCGGAAAGTACAACAGCTCACCGACCATCAAAAGCATAAAGTACACAGGAAAGAGCGTGTACAGAGTAAAGACAGGAAGAACCTATCCGCAGGTCGAAATAGAACTCGGATGGGACGACTAAAATGCTTGATTTTTACCACAAAAGTGGTAAACTCACAGTAAGAAAACAGAAGTCTAACAGCAAAGCAACAGAATCCAAAGGAGTGGTAAGAATGGTAGAGCAGAGAAAAGCCCCAAAAGAGGGGCCACACGGAGTGGATGCCTGGACATGCAACGGTTACGGCTTGATACTTGACGGAAAGGAAGCAGACCCCGTCGAAGAGAAAGAAAAGAAGCCGGTGAGCCGGAATATTGACAGGATCGAAGAGGTATAACTATGAGCCGGTATGATAATATCACAGAAGTAACAAAATTTAATCCATACCACGCAGGAGATGGGAAATTTTCGTCTGCAGGTGGCTCAGGATCAGGAGCAGCAGGCGGTAAATCTTCGTCAGGAGCAGGTGGTAAGTACAAAGATTATGAGGACTTCCCAGACACCATCAAAGTAAAAGGAACCGTCTATAGAGCAGACAAATACGACGCAAAAGCAAACGGTCTACAGACGACAGACGGAAAAAAATCTGTAAAGTACGTTAGTGACAAAGATTATGAAAAAGCTGGCTACAGTAGCCATGAAGCAGGTGGATATTTTATGGACAGCGACGGAAATACAAGCTGGGGATATTAAACAGCACCTTAAAAACAGCACACGAAACATTCAGTCGGGAAACCCCCGGCTGTGTCTCGTTGAAATAAAGGAGAAAAGCCATGGCAAAGAAACTAAAGAACCTGCATCTAACCAGCGTTGACCTGGTACGAGCAGGAGCTAACCAGGAAGCGGACATCTGCCTGTTTAAAAGCGCAGACCACTCGGGAGCAACAGAAGACCCCACAGAGTCAGAAACAAACATATTCAAGCGTTTTATCAACTGGCTTAGAGAAAACCCCACAGAGGGCGAATACGAGCCACACAGCCACATTGAAAAGGCAGAAGAGCCTGCCGACCCCGAAGATATCTACAAAACCGTCATGAAAGCCTCAATCGAGAGCATCATCGACGACGACACACTCACCCCCGAACGAAAGAAAGAACTCGCAGAGGAAAGCATAGAGCAGTATCACGAAAAGATGAAAGAGCATCGGAACGAAGACAATCACGAATGGGATGACGACGACAGATATGACGAAATCGAAGAGGTCACCATCAGAAAGCCGGACACGAAAAAGTCTAAAGTCGAGAAATTTAATCAGAACCACGATTCGTCGGGGAAATTTTCGTCTACAGGAGGCGGTGGTGGAGCCTCAATCTTGAATAATCCGAGCGGTGGGCGTGAAGTCCTGTTTTCGGATGGCAGAGGACAGAGAAACCACGCAGAGATAGTAGACAAGCTGCCGGAGAAAACGAACCAATTCTCTAATGGCTACGCCTATATCGGGCAGACAAAAGGGAATGACGGAACAAAGTATGACCTTTATCACGACCGTGACAGCCAAGGCCAATTCTCGTATTTAGCCATGAAAGAAAGTGCGTCCAACCCCGTCGGCAATAAGATACTGCCGAAGAATGTGGGAAAGTCTGCAAGATTTGATGAGATTGAAGAGATTGAAAAATTCAATCCGTACCACGGATATCATGGATATTTTTCTGGCGCAAATAATGCAACATCAATGACAGTGCATACGAACAGCGCCGCAGGACAGAAGGCCATTGCAAACATCAGAGAACGAGAGAGGCAACAGGCAGCAGGCGGCGGTGGAAGTAGCACAGGAAGCAGCCAGAGCACCAGCAGTAGCAAATACAAAGGAAGCGGAGCAAACGGCAACTGGAAGAATTGGAAAGAGGGCGACGAAATCACCTGGTCGCCAAAAGATGCAGGATCAAAAGGAGTTAAAGAAAAAGGAAAAATAACGGAGAGAGCCAGCGACCACAGTATCGTTACAGTTCCAGGGAAAAACGGAGCAAGGGACATGAATCTGTGGTTGGATAGCGACACAGCCGGAGATTTCCTAATGCAGTAGGTGGCTAGGCCAACAGGCCATAACATATAAACAGTTTTTCAAAGAAAGGAAGAAATGCCATGAAAATCGACAAAAGTTTATTCACAGCAGAAGAGCGTGCTCAGTACGAGGCTCTGATTGCAAAGGCCGTGGTTGATACCGAGGCCGCAGAAGAGGAAATGGAGGAAGAAATCCCCACTCCCGAAGAAAAGAAGAAGGTAACAGAAGAGGCAGGGGAAGAGATGACAGAGACGGAGAAATGCTCCACACGCAAGTCCCTGGCAGCAGAGAACCTCATGAAGTCAGCCCTCAACCGCCTTGAGAACCTCGAGAAGAGCATCGAGATGAAGGAATTCACCGAGATCGCAAAGAGATATGCTCCGTTGGGCGAGAAGGAAGAAGACCTCGCACAGACCCTGTACGACATGAAGAAGTCCAATGAGGACAGCTACAACGCTTACATCAATATCCTTGAGAAGAGTCTGGGACTCGTTGAGAAGTCCGGCATCTTCACAGAGATTGGGAAGAGCACATCCGGCGGCATGATGAGCGGTGGAACAGTAGACAAGGTCGAGTCCATCGCACAGGAGATTATGAAGTCTGACACGGATATCACAAGAGAACAGGCTATCGCAAAAGCATGGGAGAGCCACCCCGAGCTTATAGCAGAGTACGAAAGCGAATATAAGAGATAAGAAGGGAGAACATCACTATGATTTATCTTGCAACATCAATCAACGAAAGCCCGGTCATTACGCAGCCTGCAACCGCAGCCATCGAAGACGTGCGTGGTAAAGCAGTAAAGTTTGATTCCAACGGAACAGTAGTCCTTGCAGGAGCAGGAGAAACACCTCTCGGCATCGGGATCATGACGAACGGAGACGAAGGAGCCATCGCAGCAGGAGAACACGTCGACATTCAGTACAAGTCAATCGGTCTTGTGTGCGCAGGCGCAGCATTCGCAAAGGGTGCGAACCTTTCCGTAGACGCAAACGGTAACTTTGTAACCGCAACGACAGGCGACAATGCAACCACAGTAGTAGCCAAAGCACTTGAAGCAGCAACGGCAGCAGGTGCATTTGTTCCGGCTATTCTCAAGTTTTAACAAGGAGGAACCATAACTATGAATGGAATTACACCCGAACAGTTACAGTATGATATCCAGAAAGGCACATTCAAGCCGAACATCTATCTGACGAACCTCTCCATGGCATACTTCCAGGAGGCAAGCAGATATGTCGCAAAATCGATCTTCCCGATTTGCCCGGTACAGCTTTCAAGCGCAAGATACTACATCTTCAGCAAGGAAGACCTGCTCCGTGACAACGTACAGAGGAAACCGCAGTTCGGCAAGGTAACACCGGCACAGATGGGACAGCTTGACGCAAGCTATTCTTGCAACGTGGATCAGGTAATCGTAGGAATTGATCAGATTGCTGCCCTTGATTACCGCAGAACAAACGCACCGGGAGTAGCAGACCCCAGACGTGCAAAGGTTAAATTCATCGCAGAGCAGATGAACATCCATCAGGACATCGTGTTTGCAAATAACTTCTTCAAGACAGGAGTATGGACGAACGAGTGGACAGGCGGTGCAGCATACAGCGAACAGAACAAGACGTTCATCCAGTTCGACGATGACAACTGCGACCCGGTAAAACTTTTCGATGACCTCTTCACGCAGGTAGAGCAGAGCACAGGACGAAGACCGA